TCCAGGTTATTGAACCGTTCCCCCGATAGTGACATTTGCAAATCTTTAATCTCTCTTGCTGTCTTAAGGCCAATACCCTTGATATGATCAGCAATCATCTGCGGTGTTGCAGCATTTAAATTAAGGCGATTATCTGGCGGAAAACTACGAGGCTCTTCTTTTGCAGCCTTGTCTTTAACTTGTAAAGTTTTTACCTTCTTTGTTGCTGCTTCATCAGGAAGCAACTCTGTCTTGTATGCGGTATAAAGACGACCATCTTGGTCTTCAACCATAAACCAATCGCCGTCATCCCATTCGCTAACAACCTTTACTCGGGCGCCAGTTTTTTTGTGCTGATAAAGCATAGGACCAGATAAAACATTACCTGGTCCCATAATACCTTAATTATCAGCTAACAGTGCGTCCCAGGAGGTAGCCGTCGATATCCTCGTAGCCAGGAGCTTCATCCGGTTGAATGTAGCAAGCCTCGACAACTAGGTAACCAGTACGGCCAGCATTGGAGTCTCCACTGGAAATATAGAAGCCACCGGAAGTGGTTCCAGAGAGAGTGCTCTCGCGGGCAAACACCTTAAAGGTGGTGGAAGCAGTGAGTTCCTTATACACACCGGAAACACCCACGCCAAGCACACCGGAGTTAGTGGCCAGGGGGTTGGTGCTGTAAGCGGCAGAACCACCAGCGAAGTAAATCTCACCGGCCTGTGAACCAGAGGTGGTGGAAGTTAGGTTTGCCTGAGCAACGGCTTCACCAACACCAGTAGAAGCAACAGGGCCGCTGTTGTCACGACCGAAGGTGATCACGTTACCAGTGGCGGCATACACACCAGAAGCAACACGACCATCACCCCAGCCAGAAGCAACAGAAATAGTTGCGCGATAGATGTAGGCAGGCAGCGTGGAGCTACCGGAGACAACCATACCGGTAATATCAGGACGGGTGTCGTCGTTGCGATAAGGTGAAGGAACGATCACACTTGCTTCGGCAACTGCGCCAGCACCAGAAGTGGCGGTCACGGGGACATAACCACGTTGCTGGAAATAGCGCCAACCCGGAATTGCAAGGACAGAAGTGGGGCCACCCTTGGAAGCATTGTTGCTACCGCTGTCATTGGTGTCAATGTTGCGATACCAACCGTTCAGGGGCTCAGCCCAGTTACCGGGGTAAATTTTCTTGGCGGACAAATAGGTCATTTATCTCTCCTGAATGTTTATTTCTATAGATTATCAGATGGTGCCGTCATCAGAGACGAAGCTGAATGCGGTGGTAACGAAGTCCTTGTTCAGGATCTCGAAGCCAGCATACAGTTGCCAGATGAGGATGATGAAGCGGCTGAAGTCATCGTTGTTGTTGATCAGCACCTGAGCGTTGGGGCCGCCGATACCAACACCAAGGGCTTGAGGACCAAAGAAGTAACCTTGGGCAACCTCTTCAGAAGCATAGGTAGCAGCACCACCGGAATCAAAGGTGGCCTGAACGTTCTTGGTCGGGAAGTTGGTGGACTCGAAGAACTTCACGCCTTCAAACTGGACGCCAGTAGGCATCACGGGCTCACCAGCCAGGAAGTAGGCTTGGCCAGCCTGGGGACCCATGTAGAAGCTGGAGTTGTTAGGCATCATGGGGTTGCCCATGTACATGCCTTGACCAGGATTACCGGCGTAACGTGCGATCTCACGGAAGTCACTGTCACGACGCAGATGCATCATGAAGGTGGGGTCGCAGATGCAACGATAGAGGCCGTCAGCGTAGGTAGGAACGTTACGCTTGCGGAGATCCTTGACAACAGTCAGAAGGTCGGTGCGAACAGAGAACTGCTGGACCTGATTGCCATACTCAGCAGAGGTGTAAGCAATACGGCCAGAAGCGTCTTTGGTCTTATTACCAGCGAAGTAGTAACCACCTTGAGAAGTAGAAGCAGCACCGTTGGCTTCAGCTTTGGAGAGTTCGTCAATGAAGACGCGATCACGCCAGCGGCGATAGTCGTCGAGCAGGGTCAGAGAACCAATGCTCTGGTGGAACATGTTGAGGTTGCCGGTATCCAGCAGCAGACGCTGAGCGGTAACCAGGGTTTCGCGGGCAATTTTGAAAGTAGAAGGCTGGGTCGGATCACCCGGATCCGCAGGGCCGGTGTACTCTTTCAGCACAACAAGCACCTTTTCTTTGGTGATGTTGCGGCTGTTGGCGGTACCAATAGTCTGGTCGGACACGCGCTCACGGCTGTCCTTGGTACCAGGAGTACCCCAGAACTTATAGCGGTCTAACTGAACAGTCTGACCGGGCTGACGAGTGAAGTCATGGACCACCACAGGCTCTACAGCCATTTCGGCAATGTAGGCAGGATGTGGACGGTAAAGTTCCGCACCAAGAATCTTGGGAAAATCGGTATCAATGAACACTTTTGTTTATCCTCCAGGATCGCAGGAAATTGTTATCGGGTGGAAGATTCAGACATTCGATTTTAATGTCTTATCTAACACAAATTTTAGCAGCCGGTAATTTTACTAAACTACCGGCTATTTATCACTCCATCACAAACAATTTGTTTGCAACGGTTTGAGGCTGAGCTTGGTTCAGAAGGCGCCAGGCATTCTGAGGGTCAACATTCATTTGTTCGCTGAAGCTGCCCCAGAAATTTTCAGGCGACTGGGGAGCTGCTGCTGCCGGAGGAGCAGGGAACTGATTGTTAACTGCAGGCTGAACTTGCTGGGTGGGATAACCACGAGTTTCAAGCTGAGCTTCGTTTTCGTACACGGGGTACGGACCTTCCGGACCAAAGAACTTCAGAGTGTAATCACTCAGAACATCAGGGTTGGTCAGGATTTCGTTGTAAGCGAGATTCTCTTGGTGCTCATTTACAGCGAAGTTGGCATAGCCTTTAATTACTTCTTGAGCTTGACTTCCCCACGCCACGGCGCTGTCGAGCATTCCTTCCAGGTTTAGTGCGTACTGGTTCAGAACTGCCGGAGCTTCCATCCCGAACGCGTCGATCACCTGACGGGTTTCGTTGCTCAGATTGTAATAATCCGCGATCGCGCTGTCCACTTCCGCGTTGGCCTGCGCCGCTGAGGATCCCGTTAAGTAAGTTGGGGAATAATTGGGCGAGGATTCCTGGCTGGGAGACCAGGTCAGCGGAGCCGATTGTGGCGTAACTTGGTTGCTGGGTTGACCGTAATTCGCCGGGGTATATTGTGTCGTCGGCTGAGAGGGTTGACCCTGGAACGGGGACTGGACTGGAGCGCTCAGTAGATTCACCACCTTGTTGAACGCCGACTCCCAGGGGTTGGCCTGAGGTGCCGCCGGTTGGGATTGGGGGGCGTACTGAGTAGGGCTGGATTGGTAGCTGGGGGCTGCCTGAGGTACCGCTTGGGGGTAGCTCGTACCCACTTGATACTGACCCGGAGCCGCCTGCGGTGCCACCTGCTGAGGTGCCGGAGCTGCCGCCACGTAGCTGCTGGGGGCGACTGCCGCTGGTACTTGGCTCGTCGGTTGGGTCGATTGGACGGTAGCGTCCTGCATAACTCATCTCCTTTTGTAAAGCTTCTAACGTCCGATATAGATATGGTGTCAAATCTAATCGGGGATCCGCAGCCATCGGAAGATCCGGTGATTGCGGGTGAGGGGTTTGCATCATTCCCCCCACAAGGCGAGCGAATTGAGAGTATGCACCCTGTAGTTCGTTCACCATCCTGAACGGGAATCCGGATAACATCTCGGCCCGCTCCTCATCCGTTTTTGAAGGGAAGAGGTACTTCAGTGCTTCAATGCTATCAACACCTAATTCCTGTAGGTTACGTACAACGATGGAATTGTTCAAGATATCTTGAGTCGAGTCCTCATAAACAGGACCCATCCAACGCCATTGAATTGTAACGTCACCATCGGGAATTAGTCCCATGACACCAGGAGGAATCTGTTGTGTCTGAAGAATGGCCATCATTAATCGTTTGACCTGTTCTTCAAACATCTCCATGGCCTGGTTGTAAGCGACCATGTCTTCTTGAGTAGATGTCTCAGGTAGATCCATTGGTTTCTCCAACCCTGCGGCTGCAGCCAATGTTTCCTTGAACATCTTTTCTTCCTGATAAATAATTAACTCCAGACAACGACAGATACCATAAGTATATATCGAGTTTGCTTTCTTTTTCGATGTTGCGGCCACACGACCAAACAATGATTTATATTCAGTTGCCGTTACGCCAGCAGAAATTGATAGTTCATCAACGCCACCAAGAGCTGTCCTGATCTCTTCTCGATACTGCCTTGAGAATGCGTTCTGGTCACCAGTAATAGCATCTGGGACAATGTAACCAACTCGGTCATTGGGTTCCAGGTTGGCAATAACTCTTGGAACTCTTATCTGACCATCGATTCCTCTAGAGATGGGATCTGCCTTAAACCTTGATTGACTTAAAGGTCCAGCACCGCCAAAACCTGAGTTTGCTGCAATAGACGGACGTTGGACAACTGCTTCTCCACCGGCTTCCATCAAATCAGTTTTTGGCCTGGATGAAAGAAGAGTTGGATTACCAAAGAATTGCACATTCTTCCGCATGGTGCGGATCATTTCATCATGCGTGCAGATGTGATTTGCTAGTGCATCAAATTCACCGACGCCTTCTGCAGAGAAACCTTTTGCATTGTTAAAGATTTCTACGCATGGAATAAAACCAAGTGTATTTTTGAATGTTTTAGTTTTACCACCCATCGCCTGATAGTTGGTATCAAAAGATAGTTCACCCTCTGAATGCGTTTCTTCAATCGTCTTGCGTTTAATTGATAAACGAATATATCTCTTAGCACCAGCATTGCCCATGCTTGCTGGACCATTGATGCTAGCAGTATCAATATCTTGTTGATATCCCATGCCACGACGCACTTTATAGCTGTAGATGATCACAACTTCATCCAGCTCGCCGTCAATGTTGTAAAAGCTGC